TACTGGAACACCTCTTAATATGCCACCAAAACGACTTAGTTGTTCTCTAGCATAGTTCTGTTGTCTCAAGAAATCTTCATAACCCATATCCAAACCAGCCTGACCTAATGCTCGTCTTTGCTGTCCAACTCCTTCTAATGTAGAAATTCTTTTTAGAGCTGCATCTTGTATAGCTTGACCGCTACTTATAAGTCCTTTTGAAGAAGCTAAGTTATAGTCACTAGATAATTTAAAGGCATTTTGTCTGAATTTTTCTGAAGCTTCTCTAGCTACTTGATTTAATTGTGCTGCATTTAAACCTAATTTAGCTGCATCTGATTTAGCTTTTTCTCCTGCTGCGTAAGCAGATTGATTGAGCTTATCTTGACTTTGTTGTGCAGTTTGCACAGCAGTAAATTGACCAAGATCGAGCTGCCTATCTTTTAGATAAGAGTCTCTCGCTATATTAAACGCATCAGATGAACCTTTCATTTGTATATCTGAAAGCCTTTGTCCTAAATTTCTTTCATTTTCAGCTTGAACAATAGCATCTCTATATCCACCAAGACCGCCTTGTTTAATTGCAGCATCAGATAATTGTTTTGATGCTATATCGCTGTCTCTCCTAGCTTCTCTTTTTGCTACATCAATAACACCTTGTTGATATGGATCAATATACTTTTGTAGTCCATCAGAAAAATTTTGTTTATTTATGTTTCCTGCTTGATATAAAGAAGCTAAATCATTAGGGTTATATGTAGATGTTACTTGTCCAGTATCATATTGTGATCCAATAGTACCTTGCATATTTAATCTATTGACAGAATCAGTAAAAGCGTCTGGTGTACCAGAAGTTCCGTAGCCTCGACCCATAGCTTGAGCAGTTAATTCATCTTGATTGAAATCAGCTAACTTTTGACCAGGATAAGGAGTATAAGGCTGTAAGCTTTCTGCTTCACCTCTTTGAATAAGCCTAGTGAAATACGGCTCTACATAATCTGGCAAATCAGACTGCGTTATTTTCTGCTCTGTTGGTGCGGAGCTACCACCACCACCTTTAAAATATCTCATTCTTCTGCATCCTTAAAGTTAAACTCATAAAAAGTAGCTGGTTTTTTCCAGCCTTTTCTATTTTTTACCCAGTTCCACTGTCCATGTCTTCCTATACCTTCAATGCCATCACAATCATTTGATTTGGCAAACTTAATCATTGTTTCCAATCCTATTTCTATCCAGTTTTGCATATTAGTTCCAGATGTATGCTCAACATTTAACATTTTTTTTCCTGTAGGATAGTTGTTAAACATAGTTATTAGAACACCAGAAATTTCTAAATTTTCTTTATTAAAAATAATCCATAGATTGCAGTTATTATTTAAACAATCATAGAATATATCTTCTACTCTTATTCTATTACTAGAGCGATTAGCCGATTTTTTTAAATACCTTTCGCATTTTTTCCAAACTAAAGATAGCTTATCAGAAGTTATTAAAGATAAACCATGTTCTTCTGTTGCTATGTTTGGTTCTTTTACTATTTCATTCATCCTGGTAGCATCCCTCCAGCATTAGCTAATTTAGGTGCTTGTTCTGTAGTTCCTGTTTTTTCTTTTCTTACTCTATCCATCATTGCATAAAGTTCGTTAGAACCAGCCTCTGAGCTACCATCTCCTAGCATTGAAACAACATCAGCAGGAACAATAAACTCGTCTTGAGATACAGCTATTCTTTCTTGATTTCCGATTGTACCTCTCAAGTCATCATCCATACCGCCATTTCCATTTCCTGCTATGAGACCTTCTGTTTGTGCATTAGGAACTAAAGATTGTAATACTTCATTTCTAAGAGATAAGAATTTTTCATTACCATATTTTTCAATGAATTGATTAATAATATTTTGATCATCTAATTCTCCTAATATAAAAGCAACTGTTTGATTTACAAGAGGATCATTATTAGGGTTAGACATAATGCCTTCATTCATCATTTCTTGTGGCATCATTTCCTGTAGCATCATAGCTTCTGGCGGAGTAAGTCCACCTTCGTTATATCCCATCTTTTCTACAACATCAGGAGCAACTTTATTTAGTGCTTCTAAACCTTTATTAGGTAAAGTTTCACCACCACCTGCTGCTGTAACTACTTGACCTAAATTTGGTTGATTAACGGGTGGAGCTATAATTGATGTATCAACAAAAGGTTGTGCAGGATTAAAGCTTGCGCTTGGCTGATTTGGCATAAATGTATTTGTTGTTGCAACAGGTTGTGCTGCATTAACATTAGTTGGAGAAAGAATATTTCCCATTGAAGCTGTATTTATATTTTCATAAGGATTTAATGTACTTGGTGTAATGTTACTCAGTTTATCAATACCTTGTGGAGCTATTCCTGTATAACTTTGAAATGGGTCTATAGAAGATAAGGGAGCTTGAGCTAAATTTAAAGAATCAAAACCACCAGCAGAACCAGAATAAGAATCTATTAAACTGGGTGGTCCATCTTGACTAGCAATAGTTGGAGCATTTATTGTGTTAGGATCGAAGTACATTGTTTCTGGTGAAAAACCAGGTTGAAAATTAGGGTTGTAATCAAACAATGTTCTTGCTGGAGCAAACACTCCTGCATTTCCTGTTACACTTCTCATTTGATCTGTACCTAACAACTGTTTTGCTGCTATAGGTAAAGAGTTATCTATATATGGAACATCTGGAGCTACATTTGTATAGTCTGTCATTCCACCTTCTTGATAACCAGTAACACCACCACTTGCTGAAAAGCTTGGGCTTGATAAAGAGTAGTTTGGAGTATAAAGACTGACCTCTGGATTATCTGCAAAATTTTGTCTTTTACCTGCAATATAGCTGTTGAGCCTATCTTGATTTTGTTTAGCAAATTCTTCTTCTGATTCTAATATGCCTGCGCCACCTGCCCCAATAGCTATAGGAACAGCGGCTGTAGGATTAGCAATTCCTGATGCTAAATTTCCTATTCCATCAAAAAATTTGTTTGGAGTTAAACTTTGACCATCACCAACCCCAAAAGTGGTTTGAAGATTTTTTCCGTAGCTTGGTGTTGAATTTAGATAATTTTTAATATCCATATCAACGCGAGCTTGCATAGCTGGTTTTGCACGAGCTATTGATTGATCATAAATTTTATTTTGTAAAGGATCAGCTGTTCCTTTTGCTAATTGATTTTTAAAAGATGTTATATCAGAAGGAGAAACTATTTTTGTTGGTGCGACAATCTGATTAGCAGGTGTAAAAACATCATTTGCTGTAGGTTTGAATCCTGTTTTTTGTGGTCCAACTGATTCACCAGCTCCAGTTGCTCCAAATATTTTATCTGTACCAGTTATAGCTTCAGTAGTTGCATCTGTTTGAGCTAAGTTAAATGCAGCATCAGCAGACTCTGCTCCTTTTGCTAATTCAGCAGCTCCTTTTAATCCTTGACCTATACCAAAACTAGTTAAACCAGATAATAATCCTTTTTTAAGATCACCTTCAACAAGTCCTGTTGCTAATCCACCACCAATTGCAGGTAAAAGAGCTGAACCTAAAGCTCCTAAACTCATTTTTGTAGCCAACATACCACCTAATGATGAACCAATAAAAGGTGCAATAAATGGTAAAAATGCTTCAGGTTGACCAGTTTGCGGATTTACAGTTATAGGCAATGCTTGAGATAAACCTTTAACTTCAGCAGGATTAACATGAAGAAGCATACTGTCTCCATAACGACCTTGTGCTGCAACATTTCTGGTTTGTTCTTTTATATTCATTTCTTCATCCTAGTAATGATTTTATATTTTTACCTATCTTCTGTTGTTTCGCAACCAAACATATTAAAACTCATATTGACTGCACTTGTATAAACTTTTACAACATCTGTTTGATTTAATGTTATACCTAAAACTATTGATAATGAATCATTAGCTGCTACAGATTTATCATAGTATATAAATTGTTTATCGTCAGCACTAGCACCCCCAACATGAACACTTAATCTAAATGTTATTGCAGAACCTGTTCGATTTGCTGCAACAATAGAACTAACAGTAGTTTGTGTCATATCAGGCACTGTGTAAAGTACAGTAACTGTTGTTGCCGCAGGGTCTAATTGTCCTAATACTTTAAGGTTATCAGCCATGTTTCATGCCCATTAATAAAAATTGATGTCTTTTAGAAGCTTTGCTTGTTACTGTTGATTGCATTTGTTGTACTTTTGTAATTTTATTATTTAGGTCTGCTATTGTTTGCTCTATGATTCTTCTTGTTTGTGATTCATTAGCACGATTATATTCTGGACTAGAAATGGGTAAAGATATTGTTCTTATGTCTTTCATTATCTTCTTCCATCTTGTTTTATGTCTAGCCTTATATCTCCTAGTCTCCATCCGAAACTACTAGAATCGCTTGATATTCTTACCGCAGCTTGTCTGCTTCTGGCTCTAGTGTTTACAAATGTAGAAGATGGGGTAACATTTATAGTTTGTAATGTAGACAAATCTTGCAAAGGATAGTCTCTACCTTTTATTGTAAATGTAACAGTATCTGAAGTTGTTTGCTGATCTCTAAATTGTATATCTGGTATTAACTTTGATATAAAAATAAATCCTTCTCCATCTGGATTCAGATCAAAGTCACTTGATTCTATAAATGAAGTAAATGTATCTGTTCCATCACCATGACCAACTTCATGCCTATAAATATAATTTAGATTAGTTGTATCATTTTTGCTAGTTGCAAGTGGCTTTTCAAATATATTAGCTTCATTCCAAGCTGTTCTAACAAAGTTATCTGCTGTTGTACCTATCGACCATGTGTCTTCTAAATAATTAAATAAAACATACTTGTCTATTTCTGTGCTTGTACCTGAAGGATAAAACCACATAATTTCATTTACACTTTCATTGGCAGCTGCAAATACTTTAAATGCTTGATCTTGATTTAGGTCTGAAAAAACATAATCTAATACTGCACATGGAAGTCTTTCCGCAGTTCCAGCATAAACAAAGAATCCATCTCTATCCATAAAGTAGACTCTATTGTTTGCATTAACAGCTGCGTTTGGAGCTATTAAAGATGGTCCTTCTGCTACTTCTGTAAATGAAAAAACAAAAGGCTCACCTACAAAACGCATTGATACTATTCCTGCATCAGTCCATATAAGAATTTCTTGTCTTGTTTTTAAAGCAGAAATAATTGTAGAACCTAAAGAAAGCTGTACACCACCAGCTTGGTTTGTTGCGGTTGGAGTCCAATCAATAGCACTTTCTGTATCTGAAAATCTTACTAACAATGGGTCTATAGCTGAAGAACCTATAGGATTGCAGCCAAAAGCAATAACGTGCTTATCTACATCTGACATCATGATTTGTAATACTGCGGTTGGCACATTACTTGCATTTGATTCTGCGGATAACAAAGTTGATCTAGTGGATGCACCGCTAGATTTATCCCAAAAAAATATTTTTGATGCTCTTGGTGCTGCTATTATATCATCGCCAAAATTATCTATTGACCAAAATCTAAGTTGATTGACTGGTGATAAGTCGGTGGTTGATCCAAATCCTCCATCTCCCCAAGAATTGACACCCCAACCTGTTCCTCTAGCATAAACATCTAAACCAGTATTAATTTGATAAACACCATCTACTCCTGAACCACCATTACCTGTGTCAGAACTATTTGCAGTTACAGTATCACCAGCAGTATCTTTTGCATTAAAAGTATAAGTATCTGTTCCTGTTACAGTTTCTATTTGATACTCTTGATTTAATACAGTAGCAGTAATTGTTCCACCTAAAGTAGCTGCACCTGCTATAGTTACAAAATCTCCAGAAACGCAACCATGATCATCATCTGTAGCTGTAATTAAACTAGAACCATCTGTAGCAGCAAACAATATTCCATTTGTAGTTGTTGCTCTTATAGGTGTAATATCGCTTAGTGTATCTCCAATAATCACATAAAGTTTTTGATGTGTTCCAAGTATTGTAATATTGTCTCCGTTAATGGCTTTATATGTATGTATTTTTCTTGCTGTACCAACAAAGCTGGTTTCAATGTATTTACTCCATCCACCAAATCTTTCTGGTCTGCCTTTTCGGAATCTTACTTTGTCTGCATCAAACCAACCACCTTCGTTGCTGTAATTAGTGCCTTCTCGGTTTATACCTGGTTTAAATATATATTTACTTAATGCCATAAATTAAACCTCATTGGTCATCGCTTGTAGTAACTGTTCTATAATAGACTACAACTTCTTTTAATTCATTTATATATCTTTTAAGCTCTTGCATATTATATGCCATTAATTCGTAATCAGGCACTGACATAGCAAAGAATACTATTTGTCCTTGATCTTTTTCTATTCTAGCTAAAAACTGATCAATGTTTTTATCAGATACTACATACCAATAGGGTTCTTTTAAATCTATTTCTCTTGGCAAAATTGGTTGAGCTATAGTTCTTTCTATAGGTTTAGACTTAATATTAATCGTCTTGCTGTTTGGTATCAGACTGCAACTGCAAACCATCATCGAGATTATCAATACTACGACTAGCTTTTTCGATGCTTTCAAATACATTTTTTGTTCCTTTATTTACTTTCGGTTCTAGCAAATCTGGCTTAGCAGCCGCTAATTTTGTTAAATCATGTCTTTTAAATATATCAAGATAACGATTCATTTCCGATTCTATTTTTTGATTTTTAGATTGTATCTTCAATAAGCCTTTAGCTTGCGAAGCAAAATCATTCTGCAAAGTAGTTATAGTTTCCTTTTGAGTTTCTACTGCACCTTCAAGCACTTGATTGTTAGACTTTAATGTAATGTTTTCATTGTACAACCAATAAGAACCTAATCCTAAAACTATAATAATACCTATTAAAATTTGATTCATTAGCAATTCTCTATAATATAATTTAAACCAGAAGCACTTCTGTATTCTATTAATGCGTTATTTTCATTTACAAACTTTAAGTGATTATTTTTTTTAATTAATATTTTTTTTGTAATATAAACTTTATCGTCAGAATCACCATATTCTTTATTAAAAGAAACAGTTACTTTATACCTTACTTTAAACTTTTTTAAAAAATACTGTATAATTTTATTCATAAGTATATATTTCAAGTGCTTTTGTTTTTCCTTTAACTTTAATAGATTGTAGTTTCTTTAACTTATAACCACTTGCTTTTTTAGTTGACTTGCCTATTAGTAGATTAACATTTCTATCTTTTGTGGCACTTTCTAATCTTGCTGCTGTATTAACGGCATCCCCAATAGCAGTGTAATCAAACCTAGATTCTGAACCCATGTTGCCTATTACAGCTATTCCTGTGTTTATTCCAATACCTATTGCTACAGGAGGTAAGTCTTCTTTTTGTAATTCTATATTTAAAGATTTCATGTTTCTTATAATGTCTAACGAGCAATCAATAGCTATTTTTGGATGATCTAATAAATCTAATGGTGCATTGAATATAGCCATCATTGCATCACCGATGTACTTATCTACCATTCCTCCATGTTTTTGTACTGCTGATTGCTGTGCAGTTAAAGCTTTGTTCATAATGTAAGTTACTTTTTCTGGTGGAAGCAACTCAGACATAGAAGTAAAACCTCTAACATCCGTAAATAAAAATGTTGCTTCTCTTTTTTCTCCACCCAGTTTTAGTAACTCTGGATTTTTTTGTAATCTTTTTACTTGTCTTGGGTCTAAGTAATGTTCAAATTGTTTTTTAATTTGCAGTCTAAGTTTGAACTGTTCTCTAAATCTAAGATAAAAAGCAATGGATGCAGTAATAAATTGAGAAATTAAAGACCAACTAACATCTATAAGAATACCTTGTTGTATCAAGTAATAACCACCAAAAGCAGTTAATAAAAATAATATACTGGTAAATAGTATTCCGCTACTTATTCCAAATACAATAATAAAAATCCAACTTAATATTATTGTTGTAAAAATTATTAATATTTCCGCAGCTAAAGCCCAGTCTGGTATATAGGGGCTATCTTGTATTAATATAGATTCTGCTAGTGCAGCTTGTATTTTGTGAGGCTCAAGCAATCCTGTTGGAGTGGCTATTTGTGGCATAACTCCATTTGCAGTTATTCCTACAAAAACATATTTATTTTCAACATTCATTTCTGCAAGTGTAGTTTCTGGAGTGTCTATCCAGCTTATCCACTTTCTACCCATACTATCTGTTTTTACAGGTGGTATTCCTTTTATAGCTACTTCTTCAATACCATTGTCATTTGTTTTTATAATGTATGTTCTTGTTGATGTAAGAGCTTTTAAAACTTGAGTTCCAAATGAGGCTATCCATCCATCAGGAGTTCTTACTAATAATGGTATCCTTCTTACTAATTGATCTATTTCAGTTGGTGCAATAGCTAATCCTTGTAATGCACCTTCTGATAAAGGCTGTATGTTTTGTTTAACTCCAGTAGATAATATGCCACCAACATTATCACCTTTTATAACTGTTCCTGTTGTTTTTGGATAACTGCCTTTTCCATCTTGAAACATTGCAATAACTGAATTGCTATTTTTAAGCGATTCAGAAAAAAACTGATCTCCATTCATTCTGTCTGCTTGCGGAAAAGATATAACCCATCCAACTCCTAATGCTCCTTTTTCCATAAGACTATTGTTTATATCACCAAGTCTTTTTCTTGGAAAAGGATAACCGCCTTCGTTTTCTACATCTTGCTCTGTAATGTTTAGAATTACAAAGTTTCCTGAAGGTTGTTGTTTTTTTATAAAAGCATCAAATGTTTTTAACTTTAAAATTTCTGTAGGAGTTGATTGATATATAACAGGCAACATCAGAACTGTAAGTATTATAAATATTAGTTTTTTCATTAATCGCTCTGTGTAATAGTTATATAAGAACTACTGCCTCCATTTACTTTGACAATATTGCTTACACCATCTTGATTAAAAACTACTGTATAAGCTTCGCTACCATCTAAGTCTACTTGCAGATATTCATTTACTGCTCGTCTAAGGCTAACAACATTTCCTGATATAATTGTAGTTATTTGAGTATCTGGGTCTTTACCTAGCAAAGTTCCTGATACTTGATTGCTTATTGACTGAGATAAACGATCTTCTTCATCAAGTATAGCTAATGCGTCTATTACATTAAGCAGGTCTTCTAAAAAATTTACATCTAAATAATTTATATCTAATTCTGTAAATTCAAGATTATCTTCTTTAAGAAAATCTTCAGCCAAGTAATCAATGTCTAATCCATTAAAATCTAATATAGTTTCTTTTTTTGTTACTACTCTTTCTTGTATTACTTTTTGTTTTTTGGGTGGAGTAACAATAAGCATATTATCAATTATATCTAAAGTAAGATTTAATATAACTGGTTTAGATGGCTTAGATTCAAATACACTGACAGTAGTAGCCTGATAAGGCTTATTCAATAAAACTGTACCCATTGCAGTAACAACTTCTATTTCTCCACTAGAAAGTCCAGAAGCATCAGGTAACAGTATTATTAACGATCTACCTAACTCGTCTACTGTTGCTGTAAAATCAGTACCTCTAATTGCTATATTAGCTGTTGGTGTTTTTAAACTAATATTTTTTTTATCTATTTTGTTTAAATTACCAGTAATAAATCTAGCTGTACCTAAACCAAAAGTAAGAGCCATTTTAGATTTACTTGGATTAGGATCGTATATGTATTCATCAATAGTTAATTGTGAATGTTCAGTAAGACTAACTTTGCTGTCATCTAAAAATGTTATAGACATTCTTCCGTTTTCAGTAACAGCTTCATCATTACTTTGTATTGAAAAATTTAGTTTGGCATTTAATGGTTCATTTCTTACTATTTTTGCAGAACCATTTAATTCAGATATGCCACCTATTTCAACATCCGACTGACGTTCCTTGATCGTTTTGGATGACACAAACTGAGGAAGAAGCATTGCCACCAACAGAAATAATTTTAAGCCAGTCATTATCTTGTGTACTCAGTTGTTGGATATTAAATGTTCTTTGTCCACCTGTATGATCTAAGTAGAAATAACCGCCAGCCGAAGCAGATACACCAGTACCTGTGTAACTTATTGTGTTATCAGAACCATCTATATCCATAAAGTTTGTAGCACTATCTATATTTATATTAGACGTTACAGTGTTATTTGAACCTTGAAAAATCCAATCTAAATTTAAGCTTGTTGATAAAGCTGATGTTCCTTGATTTAAAGTAAATGTGTTCCCTGCTCCAGTAACAGCTATATTGTGATCAGAACTATCTGAGCTATATGTATTTGTAGGGTCTACTTGAATTGTAAAAGTATTAGTTGAACCAGTAAAATTATATAAACCAGTAAAATTATCAGACCAAATATCTCCTAAAAATTTATTAGTAGCTCCAATCATATTAACGTCTAATGTCATGCTTGTACCATCAAGATCAAAAGCTGTTAAACTTCCTGCTGAAGAACTTAGTCCACCTATTATGTTAGAAATACCTAACTGCTCTAAATCAATGTTAGCACCTGTACCTGACTGATCTACAAATATTTCGTTATCAGCCGCGTATGCTTGTGCAATCATTATCATTGCAAGTAGGCTTATCAATGTTAATTTTTTCATGACTCCAGTAACCTCTGTCATAACCAATATTAATTAATGTTAATACTGCACCTTCTATAGCTTTTGAAAGTGCTAAAGTTGTAGATTCGTTACGAGAATTACCTGATTCTATTTCAACCAGCTTTGTTCCCATTTCAATAAATCTAAATACATCTTCTGATTTTCCATAACTAAATATAGTTTTTTCAGTCATCACTTCTATAAGTATTTCTCCTGTAGATACGGAAACCATGCGTAAAGTAACTGTTACACTATCCTCTCTATATTGAATACTAGAACCAATACCTAAATATCTAGCTCCCATACCCCCTGTAGAAAGATTGCTTTCGTAAGCAATAACAGCACCTTCGATTAAAACTCCTGCAAACAACAAAGGAGATAAAACCTTTTTTTTATCTTCTTCGCTTCCTAATGTTTCTCTTGCTGATCTTATTAGTTGTCTTTCTTTTGTTAAATTATCTAAACCAACTCTTTCAACAACTCTAAAAAATTCTCCATTTCCTGCGTGTTTTAAAGCTCTGATTAATAAAGCACTAGGTTGTTGCGTTATAGCTGTACTAAATAAAGCAAACTCACTATTACTTTTTCTTTGACCTGTTTGATCTGAAAATGAATTTGGGTATATAGCTACAATAGGTTTTTTTATTGGTGTTTTTACATTTGCTAATTCTTTAGATTGAAGTTTGGAAATATGAACATTGTTTTGTTCGTTAAACTTTTTCTTATATATATCTTCATATTGATCATATGTAGAGCAACTAGAAAGTAAAAGTACCAATAGGAATCGTAATTTCAGTAAGTGTTCCATCGCTTTCCGTTATATTAAGAGTTAGTGACGAGCCATCACTGTTATAGCTTATAAGATTACCTTCGAGTTTTATCTCTCCTGAAGTTTGCGCTGTATCTCCAAATAAATTATTTACTAGCTGTCTTGAAAGCTCTGCATAAACTCTTGATTCAAGATTTCTCATAAACCTAGCAAGTGTGGTATTTTGGGCATCTCTTTCTATTTCATCTTGTAAAGCTTTGATTTCTTCTTTAATTGTTAGTCTTCTGGTGTGTTGTTGATTTTCAATGGTTAGATAATGACTAGATATTCCTACACCATTAAAACTTGGTGATTTAAACTTATGAACTATTTGATCTGCTGTAGAATTCTGTGATATTAGTATTGTTAAAAAACATAAATATTTAATCTTTTCTTTGATCATCTCTATCTGCTTTTGCAATTTTATCTATGTTGATAAGATTTGGCACTCCAAGTATTGTTTTAATCATAGTATCTTGTCTTATTATTTCATTGTCCAAGCTACGAACTCTATCTATTAAGGCAACTAAAATTCCATGTTGTGCGTCTAGTTTACTACCTAACCTATCTTCCATTGCTGAAATCTGTACTGCTACTTTTTCATCAAGAACATCAAGCTTAGTTTCCATTCCATCAATTATTCTATTAATTAGTTTCCATATAAAAAAACCTAATCCACCTGCTGCGGCTATAGGAAAACCAACTTCATTAATTAAACTAACAATATCTTGCATCGTATTTTATCTATTGATTGGGGATGTATTTATTAAGATCAATTAATTTTTGTCTATTAATTAAATGTTCTGCTTCTATATCATCTTTACTTTGTCCAAAGTAAGCTACAGCTAAATAGTTTTCTATCATTAGTTGATTAATGTTAATGCCATCAACCAATACATTACCTAAAACTCTACCAAACTTACCTTTGGAATCTTTTAATTTTGTTTCTATTACAACTTTAGTTCCATTATCTATGGCTTCTTGCAAAAACGCTGACGCAAGCTTACCTCTAATTTTTTCATCAGCATCTCTAGTTCTACTTTCAGGAGTATCAATGCCATATAAGCGAACCCTACACCTGTAAAGAATATCAAAGCCAAGGTCCAAAACAACATCGCAGGTATCGCCATCAACAACTCTGTCAACTGTGCAACTATATTCATACATTATCTGTACCTTTTAGATATTTTTGCAGCGGATTTAGGCTGCTTAGAAAACTGTTTGCCTTTTTTTGTATCTTCTCTTTTCTTTTTGGTAGTAGCAGCATATTGAGAACTAGACATAGCTTTTATAGCTTTAGATGGCAAATATCTTTCTCCTGTTTTTGCAGAAGGTTTTCCTGACTTAGTTCGCCATTTTTGTTTGGTCCATGTTTGCAAAGACCTTTGTGATTTTTTAAGAGGCATTATCTACCTACTTTTTTCTGTGCTTTAATATGAGAAGAAGAAAAACTTTTTCCATCTTCCATTTCTTTTATCATCATATCCATGTGTTTTTTAGTATGATGCTTTGAATGTTTATTAAGTGTAGCTTTTTGCCTTCTATTAAGTTTCATTATGCTTTCCTTGTTCTTGAAGGCTTTGATTTTACACCAGTGTATTTCTTTTGATCTTGTTTAATTTTTTCTAATTTTTTAGCCTGAGAAGCGTGTAACTTACTTGCTTTTTTTAAAGCTTTAATAATTTCGTTTAAATCTTTTGTATAGTGCATATCAATCTTCCTTTAAACCATCACTATATAAGTTGTTAAAAGTTATTAATGGGTCTAAATAACTTTCATGCCCTTCTGCTGAATGTAAATGTTGTGATGGTGCAAAGTCTGGTGCGCCTTCTCCTGTTCTCCATAAAGCAGGACTTGTAGCTCTAACTCTATTATTAGGCAAAGCAATAACATTACCTTTCCATTCGCAATCTTCTGTAATATACATAACATGAGATTGTTTATGTTGAGCAGGTTCATCAGCTATATCATTGCCTGTGTAGTCAACTGTAAATAAATATTTACTTTGATAAAAATCATTATTAACTTTAGCTACCCAAGGACTTGAACTTACTCTGTCCATAACAACAACAGAATGATCTCTTGCCTCACAATCCCAAGGTTGAACTAAATGGTCTTCCATTGGTAAAGCCCATTCCTCTACAGGTATGTCTGCTACAAGGGCTTGTATTGGCATCCTAGCCCACATAGCACCACCATGTACATTTGGCATATCTTCATCGCTATCTATCTCACAACCAGTAAAAACAACCTGAAAACTAAGAGAACGATCAGGGATTGTATTAACTGCTATTGCAAGTGCATGAATAAACTCACCATGATACCTTTGATGATTACAAGTGAACTCTTTTCTTACCCAACATTTAAAATGCGGAATATTACTTATAAGATAAGACATTAACTTTTGTATCCTCCACCAGCTTCTTTATAAGCTTTTGCTAACATTTGTGCTTTACGAGCAGACCATTGACCAGAATTACCACCTTTAGTTCCTGCTTTAATTCTTTTGAATTGTCTTTTACGCATAGCTGGTTTTGTATAATTTCCTGCGGCATTTACTTTAGATTTTTTTTCACTCATTATATGTACTTCGCTGCTACAACAACTGATAATATAAAAGGATAGACAGCCCATATCATAGTCTCTAGTCTATCAAACCTTTTTCCACCTTCCTCTAATCTTCTATCTATGCTTTGATATAATGCTTTGCACTCTCTTTCATGAGATTCGATAGCATTTAATGCGCTTGTAGTATTTTTCATTTTTTTAAAACATTTGAATTAGATGCTTGTTCTTTAGCTTTACCTATATTCATAGCTAAAAAGTCTATAAGTTTATACAGCTTTCCAACCCAAATATCATCTTTTGGTGTAGGAGTTACTGCTGCTATTGCTGATGCTGCGGTAACTACTGCTGTAGCTATAGTTATAATATCTACTATTGTACCCATAATGTTCACCTTTAAAGTATTTAATCTCTATATACTGCTTTTGTTGTGCCTCTTACTGCCAAACCATCTCTAGCATTTTTGTTTGTACTACCACCCATGTTACG